CCTGTGCGGCCTGGCGCAAGGTGTCGCGCCCGTTGGCCCCGGCGGGCGCCGTGGGCGCGGCGTCGAGGGCGTCGGCGACCGCGGCAGCTTCCTGTGCGACCGCGTCGGCGGAAGCCGCGTGTGGCGCCGTGGGCGGCTCGGCGCCGATGGCGTGGAAGCCGGCGTCGGTGGTGCGCAGGGTGGTCAGCAGCATGCCATCGTCCTGTTCGGTGACCGGGGCGTCGCGGTAGGCGCCGGCGGTCTCTTCGAGCAGTCCCTGCTTCAGCAGGCTCTCGGCGACCTTGTGCCGGGCGCCGGCGGGCAGCTTCTTGTGGAAGGAGACGAGGCGCTCGGGGTGCTCGGCGGCGCGGGTCAGGACGATGCGAGCAGTGTCGGAAAGCTTCGGGGCGGTATCGGTCATCTTCGGGACTCCGTGAGCGGCTCCCGACCATCGGGCGCCTGCTACCACCCCAAGCCCCGCCGGGCGCACCCGGGCGGGGCAGTGCGCGGAAAGCGTCGCGTCAGGCGGCGAATTCGCCCCGGCGGAAGTAGGCGTCGGTGATCTCGCGGAGCATCGTGTTCCAGTCGCCAAGAGTTGCTGCCTCGCACCAGAGGACCCCCTCGGGGTCGGCGCCGAAATGGTCGCTGCTCATCTGCTGAAGTTCGGCGACCATCCGGTCGAACTCGGCTTTGCGGGCCAGGAAGAGGTTCAGGCTCTGCTGCTGGTTGGCTTCGCGCTTGGTCATGGTGGCCTCCTGTGCGTCCTTGCGTGATGGACCATTCGCGCTGCGGTTCGCCGCAGCCAAGCGGATAGAGCGCTGAAATCGCATCATTCTGCGTGCCATGACCGTGCGGCGGGAGGTCGCCGCCCATGCCGGAACTGACCGCATCGACCCGCGAACTGGCCCGGCGCATCGGCGTCACTGAGGCGGCGCTGCGCAAAGCCGAGCAGAAGCAGCGCATTGCCCGCGAGCCTGACGGGCAGTGGGACGTGGAAAAAACCCGGCGCCGCATGGTGGAGACGGCCGACCCGGTTCGCTCGCCGCTCGCCGCGCATGGTGCGGCGGCGGAAGGAACGCCGTATGGAAGGCTGAAGATCGCCCAGCTGGCGCTGCAAGTGGAATCGCAGCGGCTGGCGCTGGACGAGGAGAAGGGCCGGCTGCTCGACGTTCACGCTGCCAACAGCGCGATCGACGAGATCGCCGGCGCCATGCGCGACGCGTTGCTGAACTGGCCCGCCCGGGTCGCCGGCCTGATTGCGGCGGCGCTCGGGGCTGATCCACATCTCGTGCAGACCGTGCTGCAACAGCACGTCGCCGACCTGCTGATGGAGGCGGCCGATCGCTTCGACCCGCCAGACCTTGGAGATCGCGCCGCGGACCGCTGAACATGTACGCCGCCGGATGGGCCGAATGCTGCGGCCGCCGCCGGCACTCACCGTCAGCGCCTGGGCCGAGCAGCACCGCGTGCTCAGCACGCGGGCATCGTCGGAACCGGGGCCGTGGCGCACCTCGCGGGCGCCGTATCTGCGCGAGATCATGGACGCGCTGTCGGCGGTGCATCCGGCCCGGCGGGTCGTGCTCATGAAGGGGGCGCAGACCGGAGGTAGCGAGGCAGGCAATTGCTGGTTGGGCTACATCGTCCACCACGTGCCGGCGCCGATCCTGGCAGTGCAGCCAACAGTGGAACTGGCGAAGCGCTTCAGCCGGCAGCGCATCGACCCGCTGCTGGAGGAGACGCCGGCCCTGCGCGAACGGGTGGCACCGGCGCGGGCGCGCGATGCTGGCAACACGATGCTGTCGAAGGAGTTCCCGGGCGGCATCCTGGTGCTGACCGGCGCCAACAGCGCCGTGGGTTTGCGCTCGATGCCGGCGCGGTTCCTGTTCCTCGACGAGGTGGACGCCTATCCCGGTGACGTGGAGGGCGAAGGTGATCCGGTGGCGCTGGCAGAGGCCCGCGCCCGCACCTTCGGCTGGCGCCGCAAGGTGTTCCTGGTGTCGACGCCGACGATCTCGGGGCTGTCGCGGATCGAGCGCGAATACGCGGCCACCGACCAGCGTCGGTTCTTCGTGCCATGCCCGCACTGCCAGCACATGCAGGTGCTGCGCTTCGAACGGCTGATCTGGGAGAACGGTCAGCCGCGCAGCGTCCGCTATCACTGCGAAGCCTGCGACAAGCCGATCGACGAGCCACACAAGACGGCCATGCTGGCGGCCGGCGAGTGGCGGGCGACCGCGGTGGCGCAGGACCCGCATGCGATCGGCTTCCACATCTCGGCGCTCTATTCGCCGGTGGGCTGGTTCTCCTGGGAGCAGGTGGCGCGCGAGTGGGAAGCGGCGCAGGGCGACGACCGCGCCATCAAGACGTTCCGCAACACGGTGCTGGGCGAGACCTGGCAGGAGAGTGGCGAAGCGCCGGACTGGCAGCGACTCTACGACCGGCGTGAGGACTGGCCGCCCGGCACGGTGCCGCTCGGTGGGCTGATGCTCACCGCCGGCGTCGATGTGCAGCGCGATCGGCTGGAAGCCAGCCTCTGGGCCTGGGGCGCGGACCGGCAGTCCTGGTTGGTCGAGCATCGCGTGCTGGCCGGCAATCCGTTCGAGGCCGCGGTGTGGGACGAACTGCGCGGCCTGCTCGGCGAGACCTGGCGGCACGCCAGCGGACACAGCATCGGCGTGGCGATGGCGGCGATCGACAGCGGCGACGGCATGACCACGGCCGAGGTCTACAGCTTCGTGCGGCGCGCCGGCGCAGTGCGGGTGATCGCGGTGAAGGGCCAGGACCACCTGCGCGCCGCGGTCGGGCAACCGGCGGCAACGGAGGTGCGGCGCGGCGGGCGCAAGCTGGGCGGGCTGAAGGTCTGGCCGGTCGGCTCGTCGTTCCTCAAGGGCGAGACCTATGGCTGGCTGAAGCTCGATCGGCCGACCGACGAGAGCGGCGATCCCTGGCCACCCGGCTACATCCACCTGCCCGTGCACGCCGCGGGCGAAGAGTTCTGCCGGCAGCTGACCGCCGAGGCGCTGGTGGCGCGGAGCACGCGCAACGGCTTCCGCAAGCTGGAATGGGTCAAGACGCGCGAGCGCAACGAGGCACTGGACTGCCGGGTCTATGCCCGCGCGGCCGCGGCGGCGCTCGGCATGGATGGCTGGGGCGAAGGTCGCTGGCAACGGCTGGCCGACGCGGTGTCGCTGCCGCCGGCGGCGATGCCAGAACCGATGACGCCCACGACGTCGGCGCCGCCATCGACTGCGGCAACGACCGACATCCGCCCGCGGTCCTGGCTGGGGTCGCGCTCCGGCTGGCTGCGCTGAAGGAGAAAGCATGGACCCCACCATCCTGGCCTGGGCACTGGCGCAGCCCGCCGGCAATCGCTGGCGCGGCCTGGCCGAGGCGTTCACCACCGGCACCACGCGGGTGACTTTCGAGGGGCGGACGGTGGAATACCGGGCGCTCGACGACATCCGCCGGGCACTCGCCGCCGGCTATGCCTCGGAGAACAGCACAGCGCGCCGGCCCGGCACCACGCTGGCCAGCTTCGGCCGAGGAACGACCACATGATCGCCCGGTTCCGCAAGGCATGGCACGCGCTGCGCGGCTACGCGGCGGCGCAGGACACGCGTGCCTCGGTCTGGGCACCGTCCGGCGGGAGCGCCAACACGGAAGTGGCCGGTGCGGCGGCGACGATCGCACGGCGCGCCCGAGACGCCGTGCGCAACGACCCCTACGCCTCCCGGGTCGTCGATCTGTGGGCCGGCAATGCGGTCGGCGCCGGCATCACCACGCGCTGGCCGGACAAGATGCACGCCGATGCCTGGCGGCGCTGGGCGGAGAGCACCGCCTGCGACGCAGAGAACCGGCTGGACCTCTACGGCTTGCAGGCGCTGGTCATGCGCGGCGTGGTCGAGAGCGGCGAGTGCCTGGTGCGCCTGTTGCCGGCCGAGCCGACGCTCGCCAACCCGGTCGGCCTGCGGTTGCAGGTGCTGGAGAGCGACTACCTCGATGCGTCCCGCTTCGGGTCCGTTGATGGCGTGCCGACGATGCAGGGCATTGCGCTCGATGACGCCGGCGCCCCCATCGCCTACTGGCTGTTCCGACAGCATCCCGGCGCGGCCTGGATGATGCCGCAGGGATGGCGCACGAGCGAACAGGTGCCAGCGCGCGACGTGCTGCACGTCTACCGCAAGCGCCGGCCCGGACAGTTGCGCGATGTGTCCTGGCTGGCGCCGGCGCTGCT